GGTGCTACCAAAGTAGACCTTGCCCGTAATGTCAAACTTTCCATCAAGGCCCGTTGTGTAGCAATCAGAGAGCCATTGATTGATGCCAGCGTAGTTGTCGGTTGTTGAACTCCCGACAACGATGCCGTATTTCGCCGCCGACAAGCTGATGAAGGGCTTGCCTGTAAAGGTGACATTGCCCGTAAAGGCTGCGCCAGCAAGTGGCGCCTTGGTTGCCGCTGCACCGCTGGCGTCAGCGCCAACGTCGGAGTAGGTGAGGCCGGTGCTGGTAACGTCAGCTTTAGTAAGCGTGACAGTACCCGAGCGGGTGTTGAAAGTGGTGACACTATTGGTTGAGTTGGCTTCAATGTCAACAACGTCAGCAACACCAAGTCCGTGAGTCCAGTTGGTGCCAATCGGCCATGAACGTGCGCTAGTCCCATCTCCTGCACGAGTGATCGTGGCAGTTACCGCACCAGCAGCATGAGAGATAACGTAGACGTTTTCTGAAAAAACGATGTTGCCATCTGCATCAGTGGAGTACAGGCAGATAAGTGCTGTATTAGGAGATGCTACATTGCCAAGGCGTGCAAGCCCCGGCGAGGAAATCATGGTAGTAGGAGTATCAAGTGCTGCGTTTAGCGCACCCTTGACGGCATCAAACCGCAGACGGGCCACATGGTCTCCTAGTAAGAATCAGAATCGTTGGTTTGCTCAGTCCCGCCTTCGCCCTCAAGCTTGGGGTCGGGGATGCCGAAGAAGTCACCACGGATGTCCCGTGGCTTGAAGTTGATTGAGAAGGACTTGCCGCAGGAGGGGCAGCCATCGCCGCACGCCTTGCCGCAAGTGTCTACCTGGGCCTCGTGGTTCATCCCTCACGCACCTTGAATGGGAAGCCGTGAACCTCGTTGGGGGTCATAACCCCGTTGACCCAAGAACCATGCGAGTCAGCGGAAATGTCTTGGACAACTACCGGCAGCTTGAGGTGCCAGTCGGTGTCAGCGTCCCGCATCCTTCCACCCACCGAACGAATGTTCGGGAAGGTGTAGTCCTTGTTCATGTGGCCGGTACGGTCCTCAGCGGTGCTGATCTTGGTTTCCTCGACACGCATAGGCTTCATCGGTTGGGCTTGCCCTTCATAATGACCTTGCTACCCATTGAGGGGTCGCCAAGGTGCGAGCGGGTGGGGTTTGGGTTGAAGTTCGGAAGCATGGTGATCTTCGTGAACTTGCCATCGTCCTTCATGTCCACACGACCGTCAGCAGCCATAGCGCTGTCCATGTCGTGAGTCATGCCGTACTGAGCGTTGTTCGCAGCAGCACGAGCAGGACGCAGGCCGAGGGAACTACCGGGCTGACCGGCAAACTCGGGTCCACGCTTCTCGCCATTACCAGTTGGTGAGCTGACGCCCATCTAGTTCTCCTTCGGGGGTTCGTAGGATGAGGGGGGGACTGACATGTGACCCTTCGCATGGGTGTGCTTGCCACAGATGAGACACTGTGAATGGTCCTGTCCGGCAATCATGTCAAACGCTCCACAATGAGCACACTTCTGAATGGTCATGTCAGTCCCCCCCTTCAACTACTGGTCGATGCCGGGGTCAGTGTAGGTCAGCGAGGTACCAGACTCGATGCGGTAGATCGCAGCCTCACGGTAGCGACCGTAGCCACCCAGCCAGTACCAGCCCCACGGCACGAAGCGGCGGAGGTAGTCGGTGATCGGACCGGGAACAACGTGCGGCTGCTCCGTGTTTCCGTCCACCATGCTCCACGCCTTTGCGAGAGCCTGACGCCCGACGCAGATGGTGGCAAACACGTTGGCTGCACCAACAGCGATGGTTCCGGTTCCGCTGTTAGCGGCGACCGAAAGCGTCAGCGTCCAAGTGTAGGTGCCGCTGGTGAGCGACGGACCCGACACAGCGACAACCGTAGTTCCACTGACAAGACCGGACACCGAGTCGCCCGCACCGATCTGGTCAATGCCAGTGGTGTTGGTGTAGGTGGCCGTGGTCGAACCGGCCGTCGTAGACAGCGTGATGGTGGTCGAGTTGCTACCCGAACCATCGTTGTTGAACACTGGCGAACGAGGGGTCTCGATGAAGCGGAAGCCCTCAAAGGCACCCAGCTCACCGGCCCAAACCTCACCGGGCTGCGAGTAGTTGTGGGGGTCACGCCATGCAGCAGCGCCGGTCTCCGACGTGAAGTCGTAGGCCACGTTCGGGTGGATGTAGGCGGTGTAGAACCCGTTGAAGTTCGGGACGTTGGCCGAGCGCAGACGAGCCTTCGCCTTACGGATGTCAGCAGCCTTGAGCACGTCCGTCGCAGCGACGGTGGTACGGCTGGTGGCAAGACCAGAGTAAGCGACGTTCGTTCCGGCCTTGAGGACATCACGAGCAACCTCGTCCATCGACACACCAGCGTTGTAGCCGATGACGTTGGCGATAACGGGGTCAATCTCGATGTAGCTCTCACCACGCAGCTTGGCGGTCGTCAGCACGGCGTTACCGTACTCAGCGAGCGTCACAACCACGTTGCTCTCGGAGACCGACTGAGGGGTCACATCGACCGACTCGTTGATCGGAGACGAAGCAACTGCAAGGTCCGAGATGATCGGGAAGGTGACAGAGGAACCGGGCATCGACTGGTTGGTCGGCTTGATCTCGGCAACGTTGTCGAAGTACAACTCAGGACGAAGGGCGAATCGAGCCATCCGGTCGTACGCAGCCTGCGCAAGACCAATCGTGCTGTCAGTCGCACCCGTCACAGTAACAGGGGGCGTGTAAGCCATTTGGGGACTCTCCTATGAGTCTTGGATTCCCCGGTTAGTTGCTTGTCGGGTACAGGCCGCTTTCGCCGCCCGTGGAGTTGATGATCGCCATGATCTCATCTGCACTACCGGCACCTTGAATCGCAGCAGCAAGTTCCTGCATGGGGCTGGGACCGGAGTTTCCAGTACCCGTAGCACCTGCGATGTGGCGGTGACGCTCAAGTTCTTCACGAACCGGGTCGATGCGCTCCTGGTCGCTGGCATTGCTTCCGAAGATTCCGTACTCCTCAGCAACCTTGCGGATTGCCTCGGGATCGGTGTCCCCATCGTATGCCTTGCGAAGAAGTGCTCCAACGCCAGTGTCAGGAATCCCTGCCTTGGTGAAAGCCAACTCACGCTTGAGCTGGATTACCTCGTGCTTGGCATCCTCGGCCTCTCGTGCTCGTTCCTTCGACTTGCGAAGTTCGGCCCGAATGTTGGGGTCAAGGCTGTCGGAATCCTGATCGTCGTAGAACTCGTCAGAATCGGTCATATTGATCTCTCCGTCCCTTACGCATACTCACCGGAGGAAGTGAATACGGATGATTGAAGTTGGGTTCGGCATCTACACAACAAGGGTTGCCAAACCCCCATCGGGCAAGAACCTCAGCTCGCGGCATCCACCGGCCAAGACTCCGTTACATGAAAGTGTAGCATGAATTGTCACGCGACGTGACAGTTTCTCACACAGGAATCAAAGACGCTACTGGCCCTTGCCCTCGGTGCTGGCTGAGCCGATGCCAAGTCCGCCCTTGGCGGTCTGTGCGTAACCACCACCACCTTGCAAGCCAGCCGTGCGTGCCTGCGCTGCAAGCTGAACAGCCTGTTGGTTCCCGGCAGCGGTAGTGCCCTGTGCTTGGTTGAGGCCCGTAAACGCCTGACCGAGCAACTGCTGCTTGGTGGCGACAGCCTGCCCCTGCTGACCCAACTGAGCGGTCTCAAGCGGGACAAGCGGTGCAATCTTGGAGAACCCAGCCTTGATTTCTGCCATGCTGGACGAACCATCAGCAACCTGACGAGCCAACTCAGTTGCCGTTTTCTTACCAATCTGACCAAACCCTGAGCGAGTGGAATCCGCTGCAATCTTGGCTCCGGTCAAACGACGTTGCAATACCTCGAATGTGGTTTTGGGGTCTACCATGTACGCAGCAATGTCGCCACGATGGAGACCATAAAACCGCTTGAGGTTTTCACGGACATCTTTGGGTGCCTTCATTGCGGCTGCGTACCCATCCTTTAGCCGGTAGGCAAGTTCCTCAGAACTGACATCAGAAGCAATCAGTTTTCCAATCTGAGCATTGTTCATGAATCCTTGAGGCAACCCAAACTCACGGGCATACTGCTTTGCCTTGAGTTCGTAGTCCATGTACTGCTGCTCAGACATGCGAGGCAACCCCTTGGCTGCACGATCAGCAAGTCCGGGGAACCGAGCTTTGTACTCATCAGTCTGACGTAGTTCATGAAGAACGGCGGCAGCATTTTGGAAATTACCGGGTTGACTGATAAGTTGCCATGCCTTGTCCACAAGGCCGGGAAGATCCCAAGCAGTAAGGTAATTGTTCAGAGTGTCGTACGCACCGAGTTGCCTTGAGGCAGACATCTGGTCAATGCCAGACGGGGTGCTGCTGCCATTCTGAAAAACAATGGAAGGGATGGTGCTGGGACCGTATTGCCCGGTGTCAGGGTGAAGATACGATTTGATCTTTGCGCGATCAACATTTTGTTTTCCCCTGTTCCAAGTACCCTGCGGGATTGTGTCAAGACCAACACCACGAGTCGCTTCTAGGGCGCTTAGAACGTCAGTGTAGGCAGAATGGTAGTTGGTCCCGTAGTTTTGGTTAGTCAAATGATTTGCCATCGAGTAGATAGCTTGATACCCCACGCTGCCAAGTTTTTCAACCGCTGCAATGGCTTCTCTAGCGGAACCTCGTGCGTAATTGCCCGAAGGAAGAAACGAGCCAAAACTGGGACCAAAGAAATAATTGCCAGTTGAACTTGACTGACCGGGCCCCGATTGTTTTGCCAACTCCTTGAGCAGGGCAATCTTTTCTGCTTCGGTACTCATTATTGTTCTCCTTGCCCATTGAAGCTGCTGTGAATTGCTTCAATCAATGATGCCACCTTGTCATGGGCGGCAGGAGTCTTTTCCCAACCGTGACCGGGTTCAGACATCAAGTGTTGCCGCCACTGGTCAAGAGTCATCGGAACGGGCCGACCAGTCTTGGGGTCGGTG